CTCCCCGGGGGGCCGGCAATACCCTGTTACCCCCCCCCCGCGGGGTGCTCCGGGGGGGGGTGGTGTATTTGCATTCAACTGTTCAAAGTGCTAAACTTTGAATGGATGGTATCTATAGAGGAAGGACAGAGACATGTCCCAGTACCCGCAATTCTACGATATTCGTGATGCGGAAATCCTGCTTGGTATAGGGAAGTACACTGCCAAGCACATCAACAAGCGACACCCCTTGCCCTCGCCGGCGACTAGGATTGGCAGGACGCCCGTGTGGACTGAGGAGCAGCTGGTCGAGTGGTACGAGACCCGCCCTAAGCCCGGCGGGGATCGGCGCTCGAAGGAGTTCCGTCAGCGTCTGGCACGGAAGGCGAAGAATGTGAGTCAGAGTGGCTAAGCTAGAACTCCACGATTATCAAAAGCAAGCGGTCGAGTTCTTGCAGGAAGCACCCGGCGGGCGTGGGCTGTTCCTTGAAATGGGTTTAGGGAAGACCGCGATCGTGCTCTCTGCCCTGGAGCCTCGTCATCTACCAGCGCTAGTTATCGCGCCGAAGCGTGTCGCGCAGGAGGTGTGGAAAACTGAAGCCGCGCTCTGGAGACCAGATTTAAGGGTCGTTCAATGCACGGGTAACCCAGCAGCTAGGAAAGCAGGGTTTGAGTCCTCAGGGGATGTTTTTGTGTGTTCTAGGGACACTCAAGCAGATGCCCTACCATATGTTCGCGCGGGTAAGTTTAAAACTTTGGTCTTGGATGAGCTCAGTGGCTACAAATCGAAGTCCTCGTTGAGGTGGAGGACAGCGAACAAGATGCGGTCTCACGTGGCGAACTGTTGGGGGCTCACCGGTACTCCGACACCTAACTCCTTGCTTGACCTCTGGGCTCAGGTCGCACTTCTTGACCGGGGCATCTCCCTAGGGCGGTCTTTCGCGGCGTATCGTCAGCGGTACTTCTACCCCGCATCGGTTGGGTTCAAGGGCTACGCTACATCGTGGGCGATGGTTCGAGGTGCGGATGTTCTCATCTATGACCTGATCAGTGATTTCTGCCTGTCGATGCAGACTGAGGGTCGTATCAAGCTCCCGCCGGTCACAGAGAACACGGTATGGGTTACTCTCCCGGCGGGGGCACGGCGCATGTACGACCGGATGAAGCGTGACATGGTTGTTGAGGTGCAGTCTGGAGCTGTTCATTCTGCTGCAACAGCTGCAGTCATGGTCGGCAAGCTATCTCAGATGACGGCAGGGTTCATTTACCCCGACGTTGACGAGTTTCTATCTGGAAATTCAGAAATATCCCACGTGCACTCCGAGAAGACCCGTGCGCTGGTCGAAATCTTTGAAGGCACCAACTCACCACTCCTGGTGTTTTACCGCTTCAAGGCTGAGTTGGAGGCTATTAAGAACGCACTCCCAGCAGGGGTGGTGTACACTCCTAAGGACAAGGACGTGTTCAAGCGGTGGAATCGTGGAGAAGTTCCCGTGCTCGCTGCTCACCCTGCGGCGATCGGTCATGGGTTGAACCTCCAGGCGGGCGGTCACACGGTCGTGTGGATGACTTTGCCGTGGAGCACGGAGGAGTGGGATCAAGCGAACAAGCGTCTAGCCCGGCAGGGGCAACAGAATCCGGTGGTTATTCACAAAATTATGGCTAAGAACACGATTGATGGCGTGATCGAGGCAAGATTGAAACAGAAAGAGACCACCCAAGACGCGATCATGAATTACTTGCAGGAGTTCTAAATTATGGGAAAGACATTCAACCCCGAGACTCACCTTCAGTTTGCCACAGCGCCAAAGCGTAACTCCGTCATATGGAAGAACGGTCGTATCCAGTGGACTGAGTTCTGTGAGGAGGCGAAGGATCCTAAAGACCACAAAGAGGCGGGTAACTATATATTTGGTTATCTGGATGGCGACAGGCGTAACAAGAGCACTATTGCGGCTAGGTCTGCGGTCACGCTCGATGTGGATTACCCACAGGATGAGTTCCTGCCTCGCATAACGAATATCTTCGGTGATACGGAGTTCCTCCTTCACACGACGTTCTCCTCCAAGCCGGAAGCCCGCCGGTACAGGCTCATTTTCCCGCTGGAGGTACCAGTAGCACCAGATCTGTACCGTGGGCTGTGTGAGGGGATTATGGATGCTGTTGGACGTGATAATTTCGACCCTAGCACGAGCCAGCCAGAGCGATACATGTTTATGCCAGCAGCTGAGGATCGTGAGTCGTACTATGTACAGCATAATGTAGGCAAGGCGCTCAACCCCTCAGCACCGATGTTCTCCAGCACGGGCGCGCCCTCTCCCAGCCGGGGGAGCCGCAACTGGAAGAAGGATCCCACGACTCTCAAGGGTATTCCTGGTAAGTTCTGCCAGGCATACCCCGATTGGGCAGAGCTCATTAGGGTGTACGATTTGCCGTATACTCAGGTGTCTGCCAACCGGTTTCACCTCAATGGCGCTCACTCGGATGCGGGTATGGCACCGATCGCTGAGAACCCAAGGTTTGTGTACTCCCACCACGCCAACGACCCGGCGGGTGGTTACGCGAGGAACGCCTTCGACCTGGTGCGGCTACATAGGTTCCACGAGCTTGACCGTGATGCCAAACCTGCAACACCACTCAACCGTCTTCCATCGTATATCGCTATGCTACGTCTTGCAGGTCAGGATGAGCGGGTGAAGCGTCTGCTGGCTGAGGAAACCCTGGATGAGTTCCCTGATGACCTTCGTAAGGAGTTTGGGGACTCGGCACAGTGGGTGAATGAGCTATCCCGTGGGAAGAAAGGTCTGGTTGAGGATACTGTACAGAACTTTGAGCTCATCTCGAAGAATGACCCTGTGTTCCAGCGGATTATCCTGAACGCCCGTGGTATGACTATTGAGCTGCTGCCCGGGTCGTACCCTTGGCGGGAGGTAACTGCACAGGATACCCCTCTGGATGACTATGATTTCTCGTCGATATACCTCCACCTGCAACGGGTCTACGGTCTCAAGGTGACGGATAACCGTTTGCGCCATATCCTGCGGGATATCTCCCAAGACCGCAAGCATGACTTCGTCCGTGAGTACTTGGAGTCGTTGGAGTGGGATGGGGTACCACGGGTAGAGTTCGCCCTGCCGGGAGTGAAGGATTCCCCTCACACCCGGCTGGTGGCGAGGAAGTCTCTGGTGGCGGCGGTAGCACGAACCTTCGAACCCGGCGTCAAGTGGGACAACATGCTCCTGATCTATGGGGCTGAGGGCATTGGTAAGTCGTGGTGGATGGAGCGTATGTCCAAGGGCTGGTACAACTCCCTTGATGATATCACGAACAAGGATGCCTTGATGAAGATCAGTAAATCCTGGATCGTGATCGCTGATGAGGGACACGCCCTCCGTGTGGCGGACTTCAACCGATTGAAGGAGTTCCTCACACAGAGGAAGGATGAGTTCCGTGCACCGTTCGCCGCGACAGTGACCAGTTATCCCCGCCGGTCTGTCGTGTGGGGGACTACGAACGACCCAGCGTTCCTTCGCCGGCAGGATGGTAACCGCCGCTTCCTCATCGTCCATGCAGAGGAGAAGGTTGACTTCGATGCCATGACTGATGAGTACATCGACCAGGTTTGGGCAGAGGCGGTTCACCTGTACAACGAGGGGGAGAAGCTATACTTTGATGAGGAGGAATCCAAGCTGCTCAACCGTGAGAGGGAACCGTACATCCAGGAGGACCCGCTCGTCGGGTTGATACGGAGCTACATGTCTCTTGCTGTCCCAGAGAACTGGAACCAGATGTCAATGAGTGAGCGGATGGAATGGCGCATGAACGTTGAGCTGAATTTCACCCCGGCGGGGAGTGAGCCTATCAACGAGATCTGTGCGTTGCAGGTTTGGTGTGAGGTGCTTGGACGTCGAATTGGTGACCACACTCCACGTGATATTGCTAATATCCACCGGGTGCTGAGGCAGATTGACGGGTGGACCCTCTCCCCACAGCCGATGTCGAGTGCGGCGTATGGCTCACAGGCGACGTTTATTCGGGTTGAGGAACCAGAACTAATTTAGTTAGTAGCTAGAGGGGCGCGGTTGCGGCTGGTATAATAGTGCTAGGCGCGGTTGCGCCCCTAGTTACATCTTGGAGGATATTGTGAAGATCATCTTGGAATTTGACTCGTCTGAAGACGCCGAAGCCCCTCTGGTGAAGGCGGTTCTTGGCACTATGTCTGGTGGCGCTGCAACACCTGAACCAGCACCTAAGAAGGCGGAAGCTGCACCTAAGAAGGCGGAAGCTGCACCTAAGAAGGCGGAAGCTGCACCTAAGAAGGCGGAAGCTGCTCCGACTGAAGAACCTAAAGAGGTTCAGGAAGCCGGTCTGATGGAACGTGCTATTGAGCTGGCTTCCAAACTTATGAGTGAGGGTAATGTTCGAGAGCTTCGTAACCAGCTCTCCCAGGTCGGTGCTTCCCGCGTGAAGAGCATGGATAATGAGCAGCTACGCTTATTCATTGCTGCTGTGGAGAATCTGGATGCCTAGCCGTCACGCAACACTAGGTCCCTCAGCTTCGGCACGATGGCTCACCTGCACCGCCTCTGTTGCGATGGAGGAGCTTGCGCCGCCCCGACCGGAAGCGAACTTCGCACAGGAGGGTACTCTTGCTCACGAGTTGGCTGAATTGACCGCATCTCGTGAGCTAGGGTTGGTACCGGCGCGTGATCTGGAGCCTCGCTTCGTAGCGTGGGAGAAGGAAGCCCGTGAGTTCTTCGGTGACTCCGCAGACCAGGAACTAGACGCCATGCACGACTTTGTTGGGTGGTATGTTGACTTCCTGGAGGAAGCTCGCGGCGATGATGGTATTGTGTTCCTTGAGCAGCGGCTCCCCGCCGGGGTCGAGGGTTGCTGGGGAACCAGCGATGCGGTCGTTGTCACACCGGACACCGTCCATATTGTGGATTTCAAGTATGGTAAGGGTGTGGAGGTCTCGCCGGTAGAGAACCCACAGCTCATGCTCTACGCCCTCGGTGCTCTGGATAAGTACCGTGACCTGCTTGATTTTACCACGAAGGTGAAGATGTCCATCCACCAACCCCGCATCAACAATGTGGGGTCGTGGGAGGTGACACCAGATTATCTCACTACCTGGCGAGAGGAAGTAGTCCGACCGGCGGCGGCGCGGGCGTTGTCGAAGGATGAGGGTGAGTTCCACCCGAGCGAGAAGGCGTGTCGGTTCTGCCCGGCGGCTGGGATTTGTAAGGCGCGAGCCGAATCCATCATTCAGGACGCCTTCAGCGAGGAGGATCCCCGTGTTATCTCACTGGGGGACCGCGCAAAGTACCTAAAGCGTGTCGGTGAGTTCAAGTCATGGCTGAAGGCGCTGGAAGAGTCCTCCCTGGATCTGGCGTATTCCCAGGGTGTGAAGATCCCCGACTGGAAAGTGGTACGCTCCGGATCCCGGCGGGTAATCCAGGATGAGTCAGGTGCCTTCAAGCGGCTGGAGGAGGCAGGGTACGAGCCAGACCAGTTCTCCAAGCGGAAAATCCTTGGCGTCACGGACCTAGATAAGCTCGTCGGTAAGGCAAACTTCTGGGATGTTCTAGGAGATACCGCCGTCACCCGACCGGGTCGCCCGTCTCTCGTTCCAGAGTCCGACAGGAGGAAAGCGATCACAAAGAAATCTGATAGCAAGGACCTGTTCGATGACTAGCATAGTTATAATTGATTTTGATCGGTTCGACCGCTGGAAGAAAGATTCAGGGATCGAGACTGATGCGGAGATCTGTCGCAAGGCAGGACTCCATGGAGCGGCAATCAAGCAGCTCCGCACCGGGTACCGCCGGTTGTCCATCAAGGTGGTCACCGGGTTGTACGAGGGGTACGGAATTCCCTTCGACCCTAAGGACCCGAATTCATTCTATCGATACGACGATAAACAGTAAGGAAGTTAACCAGCATGGCACAAGCATCAACTCAGCTCACTACCGGTGAGGTACGTCTCTCATTCGTTCACGTTTTTGAGCCATACGCCCGTCAGGATTCTACCGATACCCCGGCGTACTCGACGGTCATTATGGTCCCTAAGGATGATGAAAAGACTATCGGTAAAATCCGTGCTGCCCAGAAGGCTGCATTGGAGAAGGGTAAGGATTCCAAGTTCAACGGTCGAATCCCTAAGTCCTGGACTGATACCTTCCGTGATGGTGATGATAGTGACCGCCCTGAGTACGAGGGGCATTGGTACATGACTGTGAAGTCTCAGCAGAGCCGCCCGCCGCTCGTGGTTGACCGCAACAAGGAGGAAATCCTTGACCAGCGAGAGCTTTACTCTGGTGTGTACGCTCAGGTAGCTATCGACGCCTTCCCCTTCAACAGTAACGGCAACAAGGGTGTATCCTTCCAGCTGCTTGCTGTCCGTAAGCTACGTGATGGGGAGCCGCTCGGTGGTGGCGCACCTGTCAAGGTTGACGATGTGTTCGATGACCTTGACGAGGATGAAGCACTAATCTAGCCACGGTGTAGTTCAACCCCGGCGGGAAACCGTCGGGGTTGTTCTTTAGGAGTAGACATTGGATACGTTATATATCGATATTGAGACTTACGCGACTGTCGACCTGCCTACTGTTGGTGAGTACCGTTACGTGGAGGACAACGAGTTTGAGATCCTTATGGCTGGATGGGCGTTGAATGATGACCCGGTACAGGTTGCTATTGGTGAGGATGATATACGTGCGATCCCTGGACTGGATGACCCGTCTGTACTGAAGGTCGCACATAATGCGAACTTCGAGCGTGCATGCTTCTCTCATTTCTTCGGGTGCGACCTCCCGTACGAGTACCTCCCCGCCGGGGGGTGGGAAGACACGATGGCGCTCGGTGCGAGCTGGGGATATCCTCAGGCGCTGGAGGCGATGGGTAAGGCGCTGGAGGTCTCGGATAAAGACCCGGTAGGTACCCGGCTTATACGTTTGTTCTCTAAACCACAGCCTCGTACGGGTCGCCGAGTACGACCGGAGGATGCGCCTAAGGATTGGGAGTTGTTCATTGAGTACTGCCGACAGGATGTTGTGGTGCTGCGAGACATTCATAAGGAGCTGTACGCGCGGCATGGTGGATGGCACCCCGGCGAGCGTGAGGTCTGGTTGGCTGACCGTGTGGTGAATGACGCTGGTATTCGTATCGATACCGCTCTCGCTGAGGCGGCTGTGGAGGCGGATGCAGAGATGAAGGAGAACGCCCGGCGGGAAGCACGCGAGCTCACCGGTGTCGATAACCCGGGTAGCCGTAACCAGTTGCTGGAATACTTCCACGAGAATGGTACTGGCTCCAGCCGTGACCTGGTTGACCTCAAGGCAGAATCTGTATCGGAAGCGCTGGATGACCCCGCCGTGACCGGCGACACCCGCCGGGTGCTGGAGATCCGGCAGGAGTTGTCCCTAACGACGGCGTCAAAGTACAACGCGGCGCTGATCCGAGTGAATTCTGATGGTCGTCTTCGTGGTAGCTTCCGGTATTTCGGTGCGCATACAGGTCGCTGGTCGGGTAAGGGTGTTCAGCTGCAAAACCTTGCGTCTGATTCCCCGGAGAATGATGAGGTGTCAGAGCAGCTCGCCCTGGAGACTGTTCTAGGGGAACCACGGACGGCTCGACAGCTCAAGCAGATGGTACGCACCATGTTCCTTGGACCTTTTACCGTGTGTGACTACTCAGCGATCGAGGCTCGCGTTCTCGCATGGCTGGCAGGGGAGCAGTGGGTGCTGGATGCATTCGCTTCCGGTCGGGATATTTATATTGAGACCGCCTCTCGTATGTTCCATGTGCCATATGAGGAGGCGCGGGCGCTCCGCAAGAAAGGCAAGGTCGCTGTGCTGGCATTGGGCTACGCCGGTGGGGTTGCCTCGATGCGAAACATGGGTGGTGAGGGCACCGACGCTGAGCTGAAGGAAATCGTGCAGCAGTGGAGGGCGGCTAACCCACGTATCGTTCGGTTCTGGAAACAGATGGATGTTGCCTTCCGGCGGGGTACCGGTCGGGTTGGAGAGTACATCCAGGTACGGCGTACACCCTACGGTACACACCAGCTCTTGCTCCCCAGCGGTCGTAGCATCAATTACCATAACGTCCGCATCCAGGAGGCGGAGAAGTTCGGCAAGATGCAGAAGGTCATTACCTTCTCTGAGCCGAAGCCGCCGTACGGCAGGGTACAGACGTATGGTGGTCGGTTGACAGAGAACGTGACGCAAGCGGTAGCGAGGGATCTGTTGGCGCAAAGCCTTGTCTCATTGATAAAACTGGGAATGAATCCGGTGGCGCACGTCCACGATGAGATACTTGTTGAAGGGAGTGATGTTCACTCTGTTGCAGCAGCGATGGGTGAGGATATTGCTTTCGCACCAGAATGGTCGGTAGGTTTGCCCCTCAAAGCTGAGGGGTACAATTGTAAGCGCTATAGGAAGGAATAGAAATGAGCGCGATATTTCGTAACGCAAGTGATGCTCTGATTCACCTGTCAAAGTCCCTACTGGAGAATGCCCGCCGGGTGCCAGGACGCACTGGTGAGGTGAGCGAGATCAAGGGTGTGAACTTCACCCTGGAGAAGCCCCTTGAGCGGGAGGTGGGTGTTCCACCCCGGCGGGCTTCACTCGCTGCACAGATCGCGGAGACGTTGTGGGTACTGAGCGGTCGCAACGATGTGGAGTTCATCTCCCACTACCTCCCCCGTGCCAAGGATTTCTCCGATGATGGCGTTGTATGGCGGGCGGGGTATGGACCTCGCTTGCGTAGCTGGCAGGGTGTCGACCAGGTTGCTGCTGTGTGCCAGCTGCTCACTGCAGACCCGCACTCCCGCCGGGGTGTTATCAGCCTGTTCGACCCGGCTGAGGACTTCATCATTGATACCGTCGATGTACCGTGCAACAACTGGCTCGCGTTCCAGACCACCGCCCGCGATGGCGTCGATGAGCTGGACCTCTTTGTATCAACCCGCTCCAACGATATCATTTGGGGCTGGAGTGGTATCAATCAGTTCGAGTGGTCAGTGCTGCTGGAGATCGTTGCATGGGTGACTGGTATCACACCCGGCAGGATTCACTACAACATCGCGTCCCTGCACTACTACCCCCGTCACCAGAACATGATTGAGGCTATCGCTAAGTACGCTGGTGCCCCGTGGGTTGCGGGGCAACAGCCGCCTGTCAACAAGGAACTCAAGTACATCAGCAGCTCGGAGGATCGCTTCGGTCTGTTTGAGCTGGAGCTGGAGACTCTTGTCTCGTATGTCGAGCGGCTCCACGCTGGTGGCATCAAGAAACCTGATGTGTATGTTATCCCGTTGTTCCAGTACTTCGCCGGAGTGCTGTACGAGCACTGGCTCAAGAAGTCGAAGGTGAAGGAGGCTATCACCTCTGACCGGAGTTTCATCTTGAAGCGCCCGGATGCGCTCCCCGCCGGGGTGCTGAAGGCAATTGAGCTCAAGGAGGAGAAGGGTAAGGTTTACCGTGGGTCGTGGTGTGCTCGTGGTGAGCTGTTCAGCATCCTACCGAACATTGCCCGCAAGGTTGACCGGCTGGGACACCCCGGCGCGGGGGACAGCGAGTGGGACACCCTGGCGGATCTGTTCAATTACTTGGTGCTCTACCGTTGCTGGACGATGGGTGATACGGAGGCAAAGCAGTTCGCCGATCAGGCTGCACGTCTGTTCTGGTACACCTACTCGGACTCCGGTCGTGCACTGTGGGTTGGACAAACCGAGGAGGGGCTGAACGAGGATATTCGTCATTTGTTCGATGGGTTCCTCAAGGGTGCTGAGTCGAAAGGTGGAACCAAGGACCTCCCCCGGCAGGAAGTCATCCGTCAGATCGTGGCACAGATCGCTTGCCGCCGCGCCTTCCAAGAGGTAGGGCAGTAGGAATGATGCGGGTTTATATCTTGACCTACGGTCGGGTCGATCGACAGATAACTCTTGGCGAGATACCTGTGCAAGCCCGTGATAGGGTAACGATAGTCTGCCACGAGTCTGAGCTTGCTGCTCTTCAGGAAACGATAGGCGACAGTGTGTCGTACCTCCCGCACTCTATCGTTGGTAGTAGTGCTACGAGAGAATTCATTTTTGAGCACCACTGGGAGAACGAGGATGACCCTCGATTCCTTATGCTGGATGATGATTTACGCTTTAGTTTCCGTGGACCGGATAAGTTGGTTGCGTTCAATTACTTCGAGGAGGATGAGCGAGCTGAGCTGTTTGAGCGGATGTTCTCTGAGGTGGAGGAGGCGATGGCGCATTACGCGATATCTGGTGTTCTAACCCGTGGTTTTGCTAATCACAGGCAACCTACCCGTTGGTACCTCAACCACCGGGTGAACGCGGTATGGGGTGGTAACGCACGAATCCTTAAGGAGCATGATATCAAGTTCAACCGTGTCACCTACGCGGATGATTACGATATCCTTATGCAGGTGCTGGAGTCTGGGCTGGATTTTGTGTCAATGAATTTCTTTTTGCAGGATGCAGTCCCGCCGGCGATGAAGACAGCACCCGGCGGGGAGTGGTCACTTGATCGTCTTCGTAACGTCGAGCGGAAGATTGAGCAGTATCAAAAGCTCAGTAATCTCCATCCAGGTAAGCTCTCGTTCTGGATTAAAAAGGGAGTCGACCCGGATGAGCTGCAGCCACAGCACGTCAAGCTCCGCATCAATTGGTCTAGGTTTGGGCGTCCAACAGGTCCAATTGAGGATTTAGCACAGCTGCTATAGAATAAAAATCTCGGTAAAGCCCTAAGTGAGAGGGTTTTACCGAGATTTTTGTGCTTTGAATTTGCTTTCGCGCCCCATGTGTGTTACAATTGAAATCGCTTGCGGGACAGCCCTTCAAGCAGGAAGGTAAGTATGTGGAATCCCAGAGACGAATTCAATGCCACCTTGTGTCAGTCCTCCTCCAGCGCTGAAGTACTCAGCATGGCAGGGTTGGCAGGGTGGAACCCCAAACTAACAGTGACCTACGCGGTCGTTGACGGCGGGAACGTTGAGCTCCCATCGACACGAGCGGTTGTTGCCACGACCCCCGCCGGGGTACGAGTGGTCGGTGAGTCAGTATCACCAAAGTACCATCCGACCCCGAATGAGGTGCTGCTCCCGTACATGGATCAGCTGATCGATGAGTTCGGGGTTGACACCTGGACCGCCGGGTCGTACGAGGATGGGTCTGTTGTGTTCGTTCAAGGTTTTCTCCCTTACGCCCACCCGGTCGGGGGTCTTGAGGTCCAGGACACTGTGACGCTAATGACCTCGCACGATGGCTCGCTGCCGACCTCAGTCCTTATTGAGCCCATCTGTGCCAGTAGGGCTATGGTCAATATTGACCTTCCTAAAACACCGCACAGCGCCGCGTTTCGACACACCGGCGGGATGCGCGATAGGATTGATGGGTCACTTGAGCAGTTCCATGAGCACGTGTACTCCTACCTTGACCGCTGGTCAGAGGTGAGCGGGCAACTCGCGGGAGTCACGGTGACAAACCGGGAGCTGGATGACATGCTTACCACGATATACCCTGAACCCCGAGGCGGGGCATCCGCTACGAGGACCCGGTGGGAGGCGAAGCTGGAAATCATAGCCCAGGAGTCCACCCGTGTGGCGAGTAGCCCTAGTGCTATAACACTGTTCGACGCCCTGGTTGGTGGTTCGACTTGGTTTGACAGGTACTACCCGGCGCGGGGCACCCGCCGGGGTTACAACCGGGCAGTCCGCTCGGTCCAAGACGTTCGCGGGAAGTCAGAACTCGCGGTGAAGTTGCTGGAATACGTTCGATAGGAGAAAGAGAAACATGGGCAAGAAGCTAGAGAAGGTAGTGCTGGAGATTCGCCGGCGAGAGACTAACGCATGGAGAATCGACCTGGTCACCCCCGGCGGGCAGATCCCGTGGAGGGCGGAGGACGTGAAGAAACTCGACGGGATGATACTCACCGCTCGAACCTTACGGTACCGAGGTGACCAGATGGCGCGTGATTTCCTCGAGATGTTCGATGGGGAGTTCCGCAAGCTCGGGGAGAAGTACGATGTGCTTCTCCACCGCGTCACTGGAGCGGCAACCTACGTCGTCGTGCTGACCCCTGTGGCAGGTGAGCAGTAATGTGCACGATAGGCTGGCAGGATATCAACGCCGCCTGGATTGAGCAGCTTATCGACATGAAGGCGCTGGAGCCACTCCCCGCCGGGGTGTCACCGTGGCAAGTCACCATCACTGGTGGTTGGGGACCCGGCGTGTATGAGTGGGTGCGACGACACACCCCTGGGGAGATAGCGGATCTGGTGGAGAAGCATCAGATATTCTGAAAATTCTTCCACAGAATTTGCTTTCGCGCCCCATGTGTGTTATAATTGAAGTTGTGAGAGGGGCAGTCCCTCTCGCAGGAAGGTAAGAGAAATGAAGAAGCTCAGTGATTTTAACCTAGTGTTCGGTGTTTATGCCAACGGAGGCGTGGCAAACTACCAAGGTCCCAAGGAAGGGTTTGTACACCAAGGGTATCGTATCGCGGCGTTGTCAGCTGCTCCCACGGTGAATGAGATCCGTCAACGCGTCGAGGTGCTCTTCGCCATCGAGGGGTTCGATATTGACGGGTACTATGTTGATGAGTACGAGCTGACCACGGATAAGTTCGGTGAGCCGATGGTTATCATCGGTCTCAAGCACGACTAGAATTGTACGCTTCCCGCCGGGGTGATTCGTGTGCCACCCCGGCGGGTACCAATGGAGGAAATAATGTTACCAGAAACCATAAAGTTCATGTACGTCCGCATGGCGGCTCCACACCACTACAAACTCCGCATCCCAGCCGGGGTGCCTGAGGAGGGCAAGGAGTGGATTCGTGCGAACGCCCCGAAGGAGGTTATCGCCTTGGGGACCAGCATGTTATCCGTGGAGTTGTCCGTTCGACATGAGATGCTCTCCATACGGCGTGGGGAAGCAGGGGAGTACCTGCTTGAGACAGAGTCCCCCGACGGGTTTGTGCTCGTGTTCCGTGGGGTGTTAGAAAGCCAGGAGATTGCAGCATAATGAAGAAGCTGAACAAGTTTGAGATGTCGTTCATTCGGAAGTTGTCAGAGTACGAATCGTGGGTACACCCGCTGGTCGTTTACCGTGCGGTGTCCGAGGGTAAGACTCGTTCCTCCAGGCTGGAGAACGTGATAGATCAGGCGTTGTCCGAGTCAATAGAACTCGCCAAGCACCTCGACTTCTTGGGTTGGGTGGAGTTGTCTGTTGAGAGTGTTGCAGGAAACTGCCTACATTTGATACGGTTGACTGATGACGCGAAGAAATTTTTGAAAAATTCTGAAAATTCTTCCACAGAATTTGCTTTCGCGCCCCATATGATGTATAATTGAAATTGTTCGAGGGACAGCCCCTCAAACAGGAAGGTAAGAGAAATGAAAACTCAGGAAATCGGTTGGGGATCCTTCTCAGCAGAGCCAGTCGCCGGTGATCAGTCGAAGCTCCTTTGCGAGGGCTACGTCTTCGATGATATGGGTGAAGAGACCATTGAGGTTGACCCCCAGAACCAGCTCGATTCAATCGTCAAGCTCGCATCGAAGCGAGGCGCTCGCATCACTGACATGATCGTTCTGCACAACCAGATCGACGTCGATTGGGAGGCTTGCGATTGCGCCTTCGGTTATCAGGGAATCGGTTGTATGTGCAACGATGGCTGGCAGGGAAGGGTGACCCGCTTTGTTTAGCAGGATCACCCCCCGCCGGGGGGTTCTCCCCCTGGCATGTGTTATCTTTCTCACGTCCGTCGTTGGTATTCTAACGACCCACGGTTCCGGGAACGGAGCCACGCTAGGGCTACTAGTTTCTGGTGCGTATATCGCCTTCCAGATTTTTACGCGAGGAGATCGCAATGAATGAACCCCTCCCCACGACAGTGGACACGTTTTACCAGAAGTTCATGTGGCGGATGTGCCGCATGACCGAAATTTATCAGCAGTATCGCCGTGGTGCTTAACCCGGCGGGGAAGAAGAAGGAAGAAAATGACCGAGATTATTATTCGTACGAACGTCCTTAAGGGTGAGAACCAGGGTGTGACGTTCATAAACGGCTGTACCTGGAACGACCTACACACAGGCAGCCAAGGCTTCACCATCGCTGGTAAGGACGGCTTCGGTGTGAGCTACCAGGTGGCACCAGGTCAGGACGAGGAGGCGTTCTACCTCGACCATGAGGAACGTACGCTGGCTCTCGCGGCGCTTACTCTTCGCCGGCTGAAGGATATCGAAGGTAACACCGAGGTTAAGCACGTGACCTGGGTCCAGGAGGACGCTGGTCGTTCCCACGAGCTGCTCGAGACCGTCGTTAGGTGGAAAGACTCCAGCTGGAGTGGTGGTAGCATCCCCTCCGGCAGGTTACGTCTCGTCCTACAGGAATTCCTGGCGAAGTACACGGTACGTACCGTGAAGGAGATGGAGGATGAATCCGGCAAGGTGGGCTTGGTCCTCTCGTCGGAGGATATCAAGCGTGTCCGCTTCCTCAATGGTCGCAGCTACAATGACGACAGCGTCTTCGGGTACGGATCGGGCAACCGTGGGTTCACGATCACTAAGAAGAGCGGGGAAGAGGTCGAGTACCACGTCCCGGCATACACTGAGCGCGCGGTCTATCGCCTGGACTACGAGCAGCGTCAGCTCGCCATGATGGCACTCCTGCTCGAGAAGCTCGACGATTTGGACCCCGACCGGGTTATAACCTCAGCTGAAGCCCCGATCCCGACCACTGAGCACGCGTCCGCTCTGGAGAACGTTCTGTACGCGCCTCTCGGAACAGCGCCCGACGGGGGCTACCACATCTGTGTGAAGGACTTGAAGCGTGTCTTCAAGAGTTTCCTCGATACCCTGACGGTGACCGATGGGGACTATGAGGGCACGGAAGAGACGATGGTCATTGACCTCAACGATGACCTTCTCCGGTGGATCAAGTTACAGGAGTGCGATATCGATCCCTGGACTGACTACGAAGTTCGCGGTTCATCAACACTTGGATTCACTGTGACCTTGAAGGGCGGTGTCATAAAGCGCTTCACCCCGAGGTCCTCAGATGCTCGTGGTTCTGTCTTCAGTGACAGGTTCGAGGACCGCCGGTACGCCCTCGCTGCACTCGCCCTGGAGGAGGCTAAGTCCCGTGGTATCAAGAGCCGAGTCACCATCCGAGAGGGAGGACCGGAGGTGTACCGCATCATCGCTAGGCTTGCCAACACCTACATCCTGGACGGCGGTCAGGAAGCCGCATGGGATACCATTCGTGAATACTTCACGATTGAAGAAGTTCGAGCTGCCTAGTCTCTAGTTTTATTCCCCGCCGGGTGTCGCACCCGGCGGGGGTGGAGGAAATCATGGAAATTATACTTACCGCGAAGGACCGGGAAGAGGTCCAGTACATCAACGGCATGTTGAATCCGACTGATTACCCGCCGGGGGTTGGGTTCACCCATCCTGGTGTCATGGGTGCTATTGATTATCGGTGGAGCGCGCTAGGGCGGGCGGAGCTAGATGATCTTCCTGAGGGGTACCTGTCGGTGGTTCTGGCTGTCGTCGCCTTCACGAAGCTGGTTCAGCTAGATGGTGATGGGGTCATCGAGTACGTGACCTACGTGAATAACGGTCGCTCTGTCAATGTTCTCAAGCCGCTTGACCTGCCGTCACCTTGCCCGCTGGATTGTGATCAACTCAAGGGTCGCCTGTTGTCCTTCATCAACCGCTTCACCACCCCGACCCGTGTATGTGAGCAGGTAGAGGTGGTTCTCCGCGAGGAGGATCTTCGCCAGGTGACCTTCATCAGTGGAGTGGGCTTCACCAACGCTATGCATTTAGCGGATGAGTGCACCGGGTTCTCGATCAAGCTCCCCGGCGGGGGTAGTAAGATCTACGAGATACCTGAGTTCCTCCAGGATTTGGTGTACCGCTTAGGCGCTGAGCAGAAAACTCTAGCTGCTGCGGTGCTAGTCGAGCAGAAGCTCTCCGATTTCTACGATGGTGCCGTGGTCAAGAACATCGCGATTAACGCGACCGAGATGGGTCTTGAGGACGTCTCGCTGCTTGCTATGTGGCACTCCATTGGTGTCACTCGACTGGTGACCGTGGGTCAGTTGCGGGTATTCCTCCGGCGCTTTATTGGGTTGTACACTAACCTCCCACTCCCCGCCGGGGGTGGTGTGTCCCAGCTCAATAGCGGCAAGGGTCGACTCGTGCTGAGGGATGAGGACCTGGAGCGGGTGAGGTTCCAAGCACTGGATATGCCCCGTCCGTTCTCTAACGGTGGCACTCGTGTTCGTGCCGACCTCGGGTTCACACTGAACGGTAAGGAGTACACCCCGAAGGACGGTGCTGCCCGCCAGGAGATATTCTGGGGACCGTACGAGGACCGCCTCCCTGCGATACTCGCACTCATTGCAGATCTCGCTGAGGAGCGCAACATCCCGGGAGAGATTGACCTCGACTTCAAGGCGTTCGAGGTGTACGCGGGTCTGGTGTCGAAGGTCATGGACGAGGTGAAGGGCAAGAACCGTGATGGCTTGCGCAAGAAACTCGCCCACCACTGGAACATCATTGGTGAGAAGGATCGTACTGCCAGCCGGGTTGTGCTCTACGACAAGGATCTGGAGAGTGTCAGCTTCCGCAACTTCAGCATCCCCCGCCCGTTCTACGGCTTCGGTAACCACAACCAGGATGACCTAGGGTTCACGATCGGCTCGCGGATGTTCACCATCAAGGATGAGGAAGCGAGTGAGGATGTGTACTACGGACCCATGGAGGACCGGTTCGACGCCCTCCTTGTTCTGGCTCACGAGAAAGCGAAGGCAGACGGGGTGCCGTACCCTATCGAGGTGGTTGTTGCCACCAAGGGTGAGGTCATGAACAGCGAGCTCCTCTCTGACGTGAACGCCTACCTCCGTGATAATAACCAGGAAGGCGTTGAGCGATATCTTCGTGAGACGTGGGAGGTGGTCGAGATAGAAGCATAGAACATACAAGTTTATCCCCCGGCTGGAAGTGTGCACCAGCCGGGGGATAAACTTATGCCAGAACTAAATCTGGTCGGTTTCTACCACATTCTCGCCGGGGGTTACCTCAGGCGCGGTAGGGTTGGTCGGGGTTACGTTGAAGAACGCGACCGCGAAGGTGATGACCTGCAGGGTGATACCAGATATGATCTGCCACAGCTCGGTGGATACCAAGCCTAGAGCGATCAACAGGTTACCGACCAGAGGTACGAGTGCGTAGGCAAACTTACGGATGCTCGCCCACTGTTCACTAGTGAGATGCACTTGCGTGCTCCTTTCTGTTAGTTGAAGAATCCGCTACCCCAGGTAGTGTTGGGGTTGTTGTCGTCAGGTCCAATGGCGACATAGCGGCGCTTCCCGCTGTAGGAAGTGTAGGTGAGCCAGACAAAGCCGTGCTCAACGACGTAACCGTCGTACACGAAGGACTGACCCGGCTGGTACTCGCCCTGCGAGGGGGAGTTGGGGTCGGTATCGTTGGAGACAGGCAGGGTAGTGTTCACAGTAAACACGCCGCGCTTTGCTACCCAGCCGGTGTTGTTCTGGTTCTGTGCACGAACCGCCGGTGCGGGAACAGTATCCTGCGGAGGACGGTAGAAGGTGGCGGCGGGGTTGCCAGCGAGGTTCCAGTAGGAGTCGTGCTGCTGGACGGAGATGCCATCGTTGCCGTAGTTGCAGTGGATGATGTTCTCACTGTCATCGAGGAAAATGCCAGTGTGACCAGCGGCTCCATAGGATGCACCGCGAACACCCCAAATGAACACATCTCCCCGGCGGGGGGAGTACGATCCATCGGCGTTAGGTTGGAGCTGGGTCCAGCCGTAGCGCTCCAGGTCATTGAAGAGCGACTCGGTAGAACCGATCGCGGTACCCTGAGGGAAGAACCCACCCGCGATGAGGGCGTAATAAATAGCGGAGGAGCAGTCGTAGCTCGCCGGTCCCCAGCGCTGGATCATGGAGTAGGAGACGCGACCCTGACGAGCCTGCATCCAGGAGATAGCGATATCAGTACGGGACATCATTCACCTTTCTTCGTGATGTTTACATTCTTGGGTGCCTCCCCGCCGGTCCCCCAAAGGAACTCGTGGATGTAGCCACGTAGCTCCGTCGGCATATCCGGCGGGGGCGGGGGCATCCGCATATCGATGTGGTTGTTAAGCCGTACAATATGGGCTGCTGCCAGAGACACCGCGAGTCGAGAGCGATCCAGCGTCCGGTAGGAATTCTCCCTCACCAGACGCATCTCCTTCTCCATATCAACGAGGGTCTCCTGCTGAAGGTTGACCCTCTCGTTGAGGAGTCGGATTAGCTCTCGGTTCGACTCGTGGCGCTCGTGGTCTTTATCGCGTACCCATCGGGATACGCTAGGTATGATGGCTCCTGTCAGTACGCCCAGGAACCCCCATAACTCAGGTGGTAGGTTAGGAAATATCATCGCCTGTCAGCTTCTTGAATTCTGCAGCAAGAGTGGTAGCCGCCGCCGTGGCACCAGCCGCCTTAGCTACAGCATGGTTAGCGCGTACCATCTCGACCTGAGCCGTGTACTCAGCGAGGGTACCACGTGCCCAAGCGAGCTGGAGGTTCCACAGCCACTCAGCAGGGAGAGAATCGTACGGGTTAGCGTTCCGCTGCCGCTCGCCGCCTCCCGCCGGGGTGGTGTAGATGGTATCGTTGGTGAGGTAGATGTTCGCCACATTGACGGTGTCAACACGAGCAAGAATCTGTAGCGCTTGCGTGTAGTTCTCCACATCGTGGATGACGTGCCAGAACGAGTGACGCGACATTCCCTTGTAGTGCTCCTGCGAGAGGTCCTTCGCCGCGAGGTACCCCGCCGCGTCGTTCTCGTAGGTCATGAAGATATCGGCGGTGCCCTTCATCTCTGGGGCAATGGAGGCTCCAGGATTACCAACGATCTCCAGGAACGGGTACTTCGCCTTGAGCTTCCGGTAGATGCTCAAGTGGAAGCGGCTCGCACCTGCCTGTGCTCCCCAGCCGTTCTTGTACTCATCAAGGAAGAATCCATCCACGCCGTACTGAGCGACATAGAGGTCTGCTTCCTTAATAATGTCATCTTCCGGTCGGGGTGCATCGATCGAATTACCAGTACGGATGTAGCCGTACACTCGCTGACCGAACTCGTCACGGTTGACCTGAACCTGCCGGGTGAAGTTCCTGTAATCGTCATCGTTCCACTTCGAGGGTCCATTCTTGGGGTTAATCACCACGAAGGGAACAACATCGCCGGCGAGACCGATGCGGTGCCACTTCTGCTCCGCAATAGGTAACCAGTGGTCAGCATAAAAGTACGTCACTGGCAACACCCGGCGGGGATTGGTGCGCTCTGTCTCGCTATTGATAGCGACCCGGTTCGCACCCCACACGACAGGCTTGAAGTCGGGGTTTCCATAGAACACACCGTTGATCTCGATGCGGGTCGGTCCACGGAAATCCTTACCGAGGAAGATGGGTCCTGCAGATTGCTTCTGTGCAAGCCCGCCGGTGATAACAATCTCGTTAGCGTAAGGCTCAATATAAACACCGAATCGTGCGCCGGTGCTCGAACCACGCGCGCTTTCAGCACGGAGGTTGGAGACGGTCGTACGCTGGGCATCGTTACAGAAGTAGAAGTCTGCTGCCTCGTTGACGGCGGCGGCTGCATGAACACACTCACGGTAGCTGGAGGACTCACCGAGCACACCGACCAGCTGGTTGTCAGAGAACTCCACAACCCACCCGTGACCACCATTCTCTTGCGCAGTACAAGCAGAGAAGATGTTCTTAGTAGCACGGACGTACCAGCCCGCGCCATCATGCTGCCACTGTCGGTTACGTGTAGCTCCAGCGGTCATTTCCCCGCCGGGGTTGACCTTGTTTCCCTTGAGTGTGCCATCCTGGTTGAGCTCAGGAGTCGCTAGACCGTAGATATCCTGCCAGGGGCGGTACCTCTTGTTGTACCAGCTGGTCGATGCAACGAACTTGGTCTGGCTCGTGTAGATCTCGATACCCGCGCTACCACGACGACCCAAGTTCGCGCTGGACACATCGGCACAGATGAACTTGTTATCCGCTGCCCCGGCGGTACCCTCGGGGTGGTTCTTGGGCTTACCAACGATAATGCCCGGTCCCAGAGTACGACGGATGCGGAGGTTGGAGACCTTCATCCCCTGGTCATCAAGACCCAGAAGCGCGACACCCTCATCCATACCCCAGATCTCAATATCGCGGAGAACTGGTACAGAGTCAGGATCGGCAGGGTTAGGACCAAGCTCAGTGTTGTAAACGATACCACAGACGTTGGTGATGGGGTCGTGGTGCTGCCCGTCGGCTGCACGAGACGTGATAAAGAGGTTCTCCACACCGAAGCGGAAGAGCGTCGGGTCAAGCTTCTTCTTGTTGTAGGTACCCGTATGGAAGACACCCGTCTTCTCCTCGACCGCCTTATCCGCCGTGGCAACGATCCAGGTGCTAGTACCATCACCCGATACGGTGACGTGCGGCTTCAGCTCAAGGAAGGGGTAGCTCACTTTATAGATACCCGCCGGTAGGTGTACGCGCCCACCGTTCTTGTTCTTGGCGGCGGCGTCAATCGCGTCCTGGATCGCTTTGGTCGAGTCCCGCTCACCGGTCGGGTCCGCACCAGGTATCTCTTCCTCTGCTGGCTCAGCCGCGATTTCAGGAACCGGCGAGGGGGTAACAGCAGGTGGTGCAACCACCGGCGGGGTAGGCGGCGCGGGTGCAGGTTGAGGAGTGGGGATAGCGGTCTTCCCTCCAGCGACCATCGTCGAGAGCGACAGCCCGCCGGTCGTGACGACGGCGCGCTGTGCATCACGAAGAACCTCAAGGTCATCCAGGGAGTAGGTACGGTTATCGTTCGGTTTGACGTCGACCACATAGACGATGGTGTCCAGGCGGATGATGCCCTCCGAGTCGTACAAGTACGGCACGAGGGCGTATCGCACAACCCCGCCGGGTGTGCCAGCGAGATTGATGGGGTCGAACTCACCACGGGTAATGAGCTTCGAGACCTCCTCGATCTGCGACCCGACCGGAGCCGACAGGGCGATCGCCCGGAGGTTACCAGTGAGGTCTCCCCACCGCTTAGTACTGGTTATGGTGACAGACATCATTTCTCCTATGCATCAGTTGTATAGAGTTTATTGGCAGTCCACGTAACGGATGGAACATTCAGCTGCCCACCTTGGGTCATTTCTATAGTTCCACCGAAGGGGTTTATGAGAGACAGAGTCCCATCGAAGAATGACACACGTGCAACCAACTGCCGAATACTGCCACCCACCAAGTACACCACCGGAAACATGGACTCTGCGTACTGCACAGTCCGCAGTTCCGTCGGGATGAAGGTTCCTAGTACGCTCCAGGACCCCCCTACGTTGTAACTGAAGGCAGACCGGATATAGTTGAAGGAGCACTCAGCCTTGAAGCCCTCAGGCGTCGGGGTGACATTGATCCCGTACTGGTTCGGGGACTGTGTAGATATGTCCCAACCACCCATAGATAGAGGTTTGACGGTTTTCGTCCCTAGTACATGAGACCACGCCGGTCCGGTATTAGCGCCATTCAAGGAAACACGATATAACGCACGGTCTTTATTTACATAAGCCATGCTACCAAAGATTTGCTGATTAGCTGGAGGAAGTGTAGCAGATTCCTGCATATCAATCATCGGGGCGATGCGCTGTGCATACCCACGCTTGGTCGCTTGAGATAGCACCTGAGAGGGCTTGCGGTCAACCTCAATGAGGACGACGCTTCGCTTCCCGCCTGTGTTGTCCACCTGTCCCTTATGGACAGTGAGCTCAACCGGCGCGGTCTCTGCCTTCGTTGGGTCGAAGGTCAGTGCCACAATGTAGGTGGTGGCTTGCGTCACCGGCGGGAGCGCCAACCGAACCGGCTGGTATAGGTGGTGGTAGAACCCCGCAACGATAGCGTGGGCATACCCACTCCCCGCCGGGGGTGACACGATGCACTGATCCAGGGCGTCGTCGAAGGTGATACGGTAATTTCCAGACCCTTCATCGAGGGTGCCGTTGCCGATACCTAACGTGACCGATGCCCACTCCTCAGCGGTGAGCGGCGCGTTCACTTTAGGGAAGCTGACTTGAGCGTCCGCCATAGTCTCACTCCTTATTAAATTGTTGTGATGTGGGAGATATCCCGATACAGATTACGAAGTCGAGCATCCTGCAAGCTCTCCTCCTCAGGTCCAAGTGTGAGCGAGACGGTACGGTTCTGGTAACCATCCCACTCGACCTTCGCTTGAGTGACAGGGAGCTCAGCACGGAGACCCGTCGCAAGGACAGCGGTTACTGTGTCACCAAGCTGGAAGGCGTGACCGAACTGAAGGCGCGGCGTCTCGCGGAATTCCAGCTTCAATGTCTGGGTTGCTTGCCCCTTATCCAGCTCCTCGTTCGCTGCCTTCTCTAGGTCAGCTGCCTCATCGGTGTCGCGGCGATCCTTAAACACCTCGATGCGTCGACCCCAATCATTCGGACGGGTATGAGTCTCTAGTGTGCGGGATGCGCCCTCACCCTGACCACCAACAATGACTGTGGTTGCTGTGGGTGCGTTATTCGTTAGCTCCCAACCAAGCACCTCGCCGCCCTGCTGTGTGAACACAACGGACTTGGTACGAATTGTCGGAGGTCGCACCACAATCAAGTATCCCTTAGGTTGCGGATACGCCTCCAGCACAACCCCGCCGGTGGTACAGATGGTTTGGCACTCAGTGAGTAAGTTCTTGAGGCGTGTCTCTATAGATACCTGTGAGCCGCCATCAATTGAGCGGATTTGTGCCCCGAGCGCCCGCCGGGGTGGTAGGGCGTGCTCACCGAGATTCGCCTCAAGCAGTGCATGGACTGCCCGAGACGCGATCCCGGTGTACTTGTAGTGGGACACCTCCTGCTCGTTCTCGTTCTTCTGTGGGTTAGGGTACGTCAACCTATCGGCAACGACCTGCAGGTCACCCACACCAGTGAGCTCCCACTCCGGTATGCCACGGTCATTCTTGCGGTGGATCTTTGTCAAATCCCCACCGAACGCGACCTGGTCATCTCGTCCAACGATACCCCAGCCGGGGGCTATTCTATCAAAGAACAACTCAGATGTGGGATCAAGCGTACCGGTGAAGGTTGTTGGAGTGTTGAGACGGAAGACTGCAGTCAGTTTGGAGAAACGAATCTGTCGGGAGATGTTCTTGTTGGGGTCACGTAGATGGGTAGTAAGCATTAGCCACCTTCATATCCGGACAAGTAGAGCGGCGTGTATGACAGCTCAATGCGGGATTGCGAGGTCATGCCCGCGCCGGTGACACGGATTGCTGACTCACCCGGCGGGAGCTGGAACATCTCGGAGTCCGCACCAAGGCGGGCGTACAGCGAATCGTCAGATGCCTGGATCTTCCCGCCCTGAACATACGCCAACCCGTATGTCGAGGTGTCAATCGTGAGGGTATCTCCAGGCGCTATCTGACCTGAGAATCCGAGTTTGTGCCCAAAGCCATCCTGAATCTTCAAATCAGTCACGGGTCCAGTCACGGACCAGATAGGGTTGACTGGAACATCGGATTTGACCTGCACCCTCCTGCCGGATGCCACGGCGGATGCGTCCAGAATCACGGGGAAGAACTTGTGGGTGCGTACCTGGTCCCCGCCGGATATGAACGGCTTCGAGTTGGTCTGTGTCTTCCAGACCTGTGTCTTCGTGCCGCCCCTCCAGTACGGGTCCAGCGCCAACAGGCGGAGACCCATCGTGTACCAGTACTTACGGTAAGTCGCACCGAAGTTCCCCTCGAGTCCCTCCTTGTACAGCACCTTGATGGAGCGGGGATCACGGTTCTCTGGGGTAATCTCTAGGGTGCATCCACCCCGACCGGGGTTAGTGACCCGCTGCAGTCGATCCCAGCGGCGCATCACTTGCTCCTGGTTGTCACCCTGGATATGGATAGGGAGATAGATCTCTCGCGCCTTGACTCGTTGCCCCTGGAGTAAGGAGCCAACCCCGCCGGGGTGGTCAACCATCTTGTACTCCCACTCCGGCAAGCCGAAGCCCTCCACCCCCTCAAGGAGGGTGAAGGCACTTCGACCGGTAGAGAGCAGGTACAGAGGCTCATCGGTATCCGTGGTGTCGATAAGTCGCACCACGGGAGCCTGATTAACCATAAGCTAGAGCCTCCTCTTGACGACGGCGGCGCTCGATCTCTCGCGCCACCTCTTCCGCCGTATACCCCTGGACGGTGCCAATGGTTATACCAGCGTGCTTAGATTTATCCACATTATCAGCAATCTTGTACATCCGCTCCCACTGCTTCTCGGTAAGGACATAATCGGGGTCGCGGCGGCGGTGGTCAATCACCTGCACACCCTGCCGGATGATGCCACCGTGGTCATACAACGCCGGGGTAACCCGACCACCATCAGCGTAGCCGTGACCGTGACCAATCACCCCGAGCTGACCACCAAACCCGTACCGGGCGGTAGCGTAACGCATACCTGCAACTAGGTTAGCGAGAGGGTGGCGGCGGTCATTCGGTAGCGAGGGGTCACGATATGCAGCGAACGTCGAGCCGATCACCTGAACCAGACCCTGAGCCAAATCGCCAGTGATTGTGTTGATGTCGACGTAACCATTCTGTGTCACACCGGGGTCACCACCAGATTCGGACTGAATCTGTGACAACCACGCATTGATGTAATCTGGAGTGACGGGCAGACCCGCGATATGCAGCGCTTGCTCCACGGTCGGTCGCCACTGCTCGACACCCGCGCCGGGGTTGAACTTCGGGACGAAGGACTTGATCTTCTCCTTAGCGAAATCAGCAATATCGTGCGCTGATTTCTGAGCTAAACCAACCGCCCCGACAACGAACTCGTTCCCAGCGAATTTCTCCTTCGCTAGGTTCGCAGCAGCATCGACAGGGATAAGAATAGCATCCTTGACACGGTCAAAACCCCAATCAACCGCATCATCCACAGCTTTACCGGCGCGGTCGAGACCGACACTGAGCACGTCGAAGTAGTTGTTCGGGTCGACGACTTTACCACCATCTGCGTAGCCACGGACACGCCCGCCGGTAGCGAAGCCCGGTAGGTGTCCGTGCTTGTTGAGGTAATCAAGTACGCCGGGGTTGTCCTTCTCGAACCGAGCGCGGGATTCCTTACGGATAACGAACTCATCCGCGTGGACGATACCCGCCGGGGTGTACTTCCCGCCGGGTCCGGTGTAACCACCAACATCGAACGATGGAATACCACTCGTGTCAATGCGGGGGATATCTGCGCCAGACCACACATCGTTCAAACCGTTGTATCCATCAATCAGCGCTCCGTTGATCACGGTGTCAACGACCCACTTGACCGGCGTACCAACAACCTTCTTCAAGGTATCCCAGGCTTGACCAATAACCTCGACGGTCTTGCTCCAGGCACTAGCGAAATCATTCTGTAGCCAGTGACCGAGCGGATCAAGGATGTTATCCTTAACCCAACCCATCGTCTTTCCGATGTGGTCGCTGATCCAGTTGAATGTGGGCTTGACGATGTTGTCCCAGAGCCACGTGAAGATTGGACCGAGGACATCCTTGATGAGATGGTAGAGAGCGTCGAAGATCACACGGATGATGTTCCAGGCGATCTCGATCACGATACGTATCCCGTTGAAGGCGGGGGCAACAATCTCATTCCAGAGCCAGGTAAAGACCGGACCAACGATGTTCTGGAGAACCCAAACGATAGCATCCATGATTGGCTTGATGATGTTGTTCCAAGCGAACCCGATCACGGTGGAGATGCCGTTCCATGCCGGGACGATTATCTCGTTCCACAACCAGGTAAACACAGGTCCAAGGATATCAGTGATGAATGCCCATATGCCCTGGAACATCGGCTGGAGGATAGTCGTCCATGCCCAAGTAACGACGTTCACGATTCCCTGCCATGCGGGGACAATAATTGTCCCCCAGAGCCACTGGAACACAGGTCCAAGCAGATGCGTGATAACATCATTGATCGCGGTGAATATCGGCTGGATTACGTTCTCCCAAGCCCACTGGATCGCTACCTGTATTCCCTGCCAGGCGGGTATCATGACGTTCTGCCAGAGCCACATCATAGCTGTCTGTATCGCCTGGATACCCTGGTCGATAACGGGTTGAGCGTAGGTCTGCCACCAGCCAACGAACAAGTTCACTGCATCGAGGATGGCTTGCCACACGATCCCCGCCACAACCTGGAGGTTGCGGAAGGATGTGTCAACAAAGTCCTTAAACCAACCGATGTTGGTGTAGGCGGCAACGAGACCACCAACGAGAACCGCGATGCCAGCCACGATTGCAAAGACAGGCCATAGAGCGAAGTTCTCTGCGACACCGAGCGCCGTGAAGGCGGCGGCGAGGGCGGAGACGGCAGTGGTACCAGCCCAGAAAGCTGCGAATAGCAGCCCCGCCGGGACCAAGACAGCAGCCATACCGATAGCGAAAGGTCCCCAGTACTGGATAGTCTCACCGAGGAACTTCGATACACCGGCGATAGCATCAGCGAACTGCTTAAACAGGGGCAGACCCTGAGTAGATAGCCACTCAGCTACAGCACCCGCCGACGGGAGGAACCGCTCACCAATCTGGGCAGAGAGGTCCTTCCACTGTGCCGCAAGAACCTGTGTCTTGTGCTGGTAGGTATCCGTCTCCCGGTAAAAGTTGCCCTGCGCATCGGCACTCTGTTTAAAGAGTAGCGACTGGACGATGAGCTGCTTCTGTTGGGTATCGAACGACCCGCCGGTCTTCTGGATACCAAGACGCAGACCCTCTTGGGTCAGCATCGCATCGTTGAGTGAGATGCCGTAGCGCTCGATGGGGTCCATCTCGCCACGAAGCGCGGCGCTGATCGCCTCAATCGCATCCGCCGTCGTTCCACCATACATCGACGCGAGGTCAGCACCGAGGGTGATCAGCTTATTAGTCTTGTCGCCGAGCTGGTCCATCGGGGTGCCAGCGTTCTTCAACATCGAGCCGAGGACAGAGGCGAACTGGTTATACTCGTTACGAGAGATACCGACCGATGTGGATGCAGCCTGTGCCCAATTGTGGATAGACCCAGCGGAGTCCTTGAAGACAGCATCCACAGCACCGAGCGATTGCTCAAGGTCTCCAGCCTCTTTAACGAAGCTGGAGGTCAGGTTGGTAATCTGCTGAATACCGACATACGCCAGGATGCCAGCGAGTGCGGACTTGAACGCGTTACCGAACGCACCCCCCGCCCGGTGACCACCCTCCTCAGCGCTGCTGGTGGCTCCAGAGAAGGCACCACGGAAGTGACCAGAGATGCGCTCACGAATCCCACGGAACCCGCCGGAGAAGCGGCTGGAGGCGCTTTGACCCTCGGCTTCTGCGGTCGCGCTCGTGCCACGGAAGGCACCCGTCAGGGAGTGACCAATGTTAGAGGCGCTGCTGCGAAACGACCCAGCGATAGAGGATGAGGTGTTGCGCGCGCCGGTAGCTACAGTATTGAATGCGTCAGAGAAGTGACCACGAAAAACATCAGATGCCACCGACCCCACACCATTGAAGGCGTTACGGGTAATGGAGGCGGTTTTGGTCGCGCCGGATGCCACAACGTCGTAGGAGCTACGAGCGAGATTCCCGAACCGAGAGAACGCGCCACCGGCGTTCCCTGTCTCTGTGGTCATGCGGCGAACAGCCGCGACAGCGTTATTGGCAGGTGCAAACAGGGCGGATGCTGACTGTTGCGTCGCGGATTGAAGTACCGCCTGTGAGCTCTTTAGAGCCTCATTGTGAGCGGTGATTTGTTGCACTCCCCGCCGGGATACCTCGATGTATCGCGCACGGGCAGAGGATAAACGATCTTGGGCGGCGAGGATCTGGGATTCAGTTGCGTTGCCCTTGTCCTTGACCTCCCACAGCCGCGCCTCCGCGATCTCGACCTTGCGAGCAGCGGCGGCGCGGTCAGTGGCGGCTTTGTTAGTCGCGGCGACCAGTCGCTTCTGATCCGCCTCGACCTTCTGGGAGAGGGCGGTGATGTCGGCATCTGGCTTCTTTGACGCGATTCCCCGCCGGAGGTTCTCACCGATGTTGCGACCGGTCGAGTCCGCGAATCGCTCAGATGCCTTGAGCTCAGCCCCGATCTGTCGGGATAGCCCTCGGGTCTCTGCCGCCAACGTGATATACGCGGTAGCGAGCTCAATTGTTGCCGCCATACACCCTCTCCTATTCTTGTTCTAACAATACAGTACTAAAGTCCAGACCTGTGTAATCGAACATGACAGCCGCCGCGTCGACAACATCAACTGGCTTACCCACGGTCTTCTGATCGACAATCTCACGCTCATCATACGGGCGGCGTGTCCTCTCGGGGAAATCAGACCGGCGAGCACCGGACTGGTTCCCTCGCTGGACGTTGCCAGTAGCGAGAAGCTCAGAGATGAGCACGACCTGGTCGAAGCCCGGTATTCCCCAGACCCAATCCTTAGGGTTGAGGGCTTGGCTCAGTGGACCCCACGGCGGGGCGCAAGTCAGAACAGCGATCGCTTCCTCCCAGAGGAACGTCTCACCGATGTCTGACCAGCGTATCCCCGCCGGGAGCAGCTCCGCTATCACGGCTTCAGGATGGCGACGGTACAGGTCTAGCGTCGCTAGGATTTTGGGACCGAAGCGATCTCTCCCTGTCCCCACTCCTGCATGAACTCGCGAGTCTCCTCAGCGTCCATATCAGCGATCGCGTCAATCTCTTCATCAGTGACTCCAGCACCCCGCAACCACTCATAGAACACATCGAAGCGACCGCTATCGATAGCAGATGCTACCTTCTGGCTCATGTGACCGGGCTTGGGGAGGAGGAATTCCTCATCGTACAACGAGGAGGTGAAGCGTACCATAGTGTACTGCTTCGGCTTGACGCGGGTAAAAGTCTTCTTGGTTTTGGCTTTCTGTGCCATAGTTCGGCTCCTTCTGTTGTAGTTTCGGCTCAGTTGTTAGGAAAGCCCCGGCGGGCGAGCCGAGAACCCGCCGGGGTCGAGGACTCGGAGTTAGCTAACTCCGAGAGCTTTCTTGACCTCTGCCAGCTTATCAGCTGGTACAGTGTCCAGGTACTCGTAAGCGTTGTTATCAGTGCTATCAGGCAATGCCTCGATAGTCACTTCGTACTGGATAACGCTAGAGTGGGTGAACTTGACATCACCAGAGACAGAGATCTGACCGATCGGGATAACCTCACGGATAAAGGTGTTCTCGTCAAGCATCTCCAGGGTGTAAGATGCACGGGGTGCGGGCTTAGCGTTGATCTTCACCGCAACCTTGCCATCGTGCTTACCAGCCTCCGGAGGAGTGATGGTGACGTTCTCTTCACCAACGATGGACTTCAAGGTGGTAGCCGATGCCGACTCCATGTAGCTGAACTTGTAGCTGACAGAGAAGTCTGAGCGAACGACCTTCACTACCTGACCGCCCCATGCCTTGATCTTGTCATCGGAGGCGTCAGTGGTACGGGTAACACCATCCTCAGAGATGAATCCCTGAGCAACGAATGCCGCATTGAGACGGGTAGTCGCGTCGGTGGGGAGGGGGGTGCCAAGCGGCGCGCGGGTTACCCCGCCGGTCGCCTTGAGTGGCTTACCTGTAAGGATAGCGGTAACGCCCGAAAGAGGTTCTGCCATGTTATCTCCTAGTTACTTTCTTGGGTTGACGGGCGCAACCAGAAACGAGCGCTAAAGGTGTAGGCTGGTATCTTCCGGTCCGCCTCTGGATTCCATTGTGGAAAATCGTTAATACTCTGTGGGACGACAGTCGAGTCCTCACCGATCCAGTCGTGCAGTGCCTCCCACACCTGCCGGGAGAGGGTCTCTGCATCCTCACGAGTCGCTGCTCGAACCTCAAACTGAAGGAACGAGTCAAGGAACGCGCCCATGTACAGCACCCGAGACCCGAGGTCGTTAATGATTAGGCACGGCTGTCGGTAATCGTATGAGTCGCTATCGGGTTCCTGCAAGAAGATGCGGGTACGGAGTCGGGGTGCGAGATGCGAGCGAGTCGTTACAGCGGGGTCACTGAAGCTCATTCCTCTCCTTTCCGTATGTTCTTGAGAAGCGAGTTGCGCTTGCGGTTATCACGGGCTGCCCAGCCGGTAGCCATCACTGAGACAGCACCACGGGGTCGCTCCAACACGAGGTCTGTCACCTTGTACCCAGTGACCTGCCCGTTGCGGGACGCGGCTTGAGCGATCGCTTTAGCGCGGCGCTCCAGATCGGCACGAACCGGAGGTGACTCGCGCAACCGACGGAACGCTTCCTTGTTGAGCTTGACCTTGATACGAGAATTAGCCACGACGCACCTTCAACTTTACTTCAGTCATGAATGTGGCACCTGTAAAGACGTTAGCAACGTTCCAACCAACTCCCTGGGGGACACACTCAACCGCGACTCCCAGCCGGGGGTGAGTGATAAGGAACTTATCCTCAGTCGCGACAGTGTAGCTGGAGGGGAGGTAGAGTGTAGCAACGACATCAGGGGAGATGGCGATGCCCTGACCGTTCTCCCCAGATGTCGGTACATCGAGGATGAACCCTTCCACAGTGACCGGCGGGTCCCAGGTACGTACCGGGGACCCATACCGATCCGTGGTGCCATTCGTTGATGCTCGGAGGTACTGCACTACCGGGGGTGTATGCCCGCCGGGTTGAATCAAACTTATCATATTGCCTCGGTCTTCAAACGATATGGCGCAAGAGCCTCCTTCTCGCTATCAGAGAGGGAGAACCCAAGTACATCCCCATTCCTCGACAGGTACCCAACGCCCTGCGTTCCAGCTCTCTGGTACGAGAGTGGCGCGGCGGGGAGAGCAGCGAGTCGAGCCTTGACACGCTCAAGCACCAGAGCGAGCTCTGGTGCTTGCGGAAACCCGTGCTTAAACTCGACAGTCACTGCCTTATCACCTGCGGGGGGTTGATACGAAGGAGAGAAGGTCACCCACCCATCCTCCGAGAAGGTCCAATCGTACAGATCCCTCCCGTGGGTCGCTACCCGATGCACCTCAGCAAGACGAAGTGTCGGGATGAAGAGCCGACCCCCGCCGGAGTAGTCGAACGACCGAATCTCATTCACCTCAGGGGTTACGTGCCAACCACAGTACGCGCGAATCATCGAGGTGATCGCTTCTTCCTGCGAGGTCGAGGCGGGGATAGGTGGGTAATTCATTGGTTAACCCTTCTTCTCTTCCTTCTGCTCAGCTTGTGCCTTCGGTTTAGGACCGGGCTTCTTGCGCTCAGCGGGCTTCTCTGCGGGAGCAGCGGGCTTCTTCTGGCTATCAACCAGAACAGCCCCGATCTCCTTCGCGGTAGCCTCAGTCAGCTGAACGTGGTAATCCAAACCATTGACGTTAACTTTGTATACCTTCATGGTGGTTACTCCTAGGAACCGAGGGTCAGTTCAACGAATGCATCGGGACGACGCACAGCAAGTGCGAGGCGTTCCTCAGCCAAGATGGTGAACTGGTTCTTGGTGAAGTCATCACGGTCAGCGTTGCTGGTCTCGACACGGATGCCGCCCTTACGGTACACGGTAGCAGCAGCCTGACCAGCACCAATCAATACCTTACCCGCCGGGATAGATGTAGTCTGGATGGTGTTCAAACCCCACAGCGGCGGATCCTGCAAGATACCACCAACGCCGTACTGACCAGTGAAGGGTCCACCAGCCAGGTACTGACCGTTCGAGTCCTTCTGGAGGCGGAACTTCTCGTAATCCGCCGGGTTGATAACGATACCATCCGCACGGAGACCCGTCTTGGTGAAGACAGCGTTCATGGACTCGTAGACAGCATCCAGGTTACCAGCAGCGTTAGCCGAGGTCTTCTTCTGGACACCCTCACGGTTCAAGAGACCCTTGATCTTCTGACCGGTGCCATCACCATTCAGGAGTTGAGCCTCCTCAGCAACGAGCAGCTGGAACAGGAGGCGGTTGTTGATCTCAGAGACGAGGAACTCAGCATCCTCAGCCATCTCCATAGAGAGCTTGATCCAGCCAGCGAGCTTCTTCAGAACCTCAGTCACCTCGGTGTAGTCCGGAGGAGTCATGCCGGGCTTGTCGGCACCCTCAGCGATCATGCCGAAGGTACCATTGGTCGAGTCGTCCCACACCTTCTCGACGAAGTAAACGATCGCGTTAGAGGTGATGGTACCACTACCGAGCCAGCTTGCGATGGTAGGGCGCTGCGCATAAGCGGTGACAATGTTGCGGTCAATATCAGGAGTGACCAGGTGGGATGCAGTCGACTGGAGGTTATCCAGCTTAATGACATCACCAGCAGCCTTCGAGCCAGTGAACTCCGGCATATCGAAGGGGTTCACGCGGTTGCCGGACTTCAAACGTGCCAGCACACCAGAGGATTTAGCGCCCTGGACGAAGTAATCGCCAATGGACTTAGCCTGAGGAGCCTGATCGCCGGCGAGGGTATCTTCCTTCGCGGGGAGCGCGGGAGTACCCAGAGATTTCACCATAGCGGATGCCTCCTCAGCGGATTTCATACGAGAAATCACATCATCGGTAGCCGCCTTCAGTCCATCGAACTCCTGCTGCTCTTCCTCAGTCAGTTCCTCGCCGTTAGCGAGCTTCTTTGCGAAAGCGGTGCTCTTTGCGAGCAGCTCATCGCGCTTTTCAGCCAATGTCATAGTAAGTTACCCTTCATAATGGATAGTCGAATAATGTTCAGTTCCGCTTCAGCGGCCATCGCCAGAACACGCGAATTGTCCATCGGCGCATCCTTGGTGTTGGGGCTTTCGCCCTCCTCCACCGTGTGCACCTCAGGGTCCTCTTCACTACTGCCTTGGTCCTCTGAAGGGTCTTCCTCTGTAACGTCGAGGGGTGCGGCTCCCCGCCGGGGGGTATCCGCCTTCACGTCCAAGATCTCGGTCGATTGATTCGCGCCAACAGGCACCACCGACACCTCGAAAAGCTTCAATTTAGTGAGGAGCGTGATGTAGCGCTCCTGCTCCTCATCTGCGTACGGCTCCTCTGCCTCCACCAGATACGTGAAGGACATCTGTCGCACGAGACCACGCTTCAGCAGCGAGTACACCTGCGCACCCATCGGGTTCTCCAGGTCAAGCTGGACTCGAACAAACAGCCCGTGCTCATCCTCGTACGCCTCTTTAGTCCAGCCGATACACAGCTGTGGGTCATCGAGCATATGGTTCCAGTAGCACGGAACGCCAGACCCGCCGGGTCCATACGAGTTCAGTGATTCCGCGAATGCGCCCGGCTTGACGATATCACCGTGGAGGTCCACATTGTTGAAGACAGATGCGTACCCTGTGAATTCACCAGCCGCCTCACTGTCCGTCGCAGGAGCCACCTCAACAGTAACTGCTTTACGTTTAATCTCCATGGTTTACCCATTTCTCGTGTAATTCCTTAGCCCTAGACTGCCACTCAGGGAAATCCACCAAATCCGTACCAAGCTCCCTGGTGAGTCGGGATGTGAGCGCCGGGCTACTGCCTTTCGACGCGATAACCCGCCGGGCGCGGGCGGAATGCCGAGTCAAAACCGCCTTCACTGCCTCTGGAGGCTCGATCTCATCTGTCACGTCGGGGTCGGTCGCCGCCTCAGTGCTAGTTTCTTCAGTAGACTCCTGTGGACCCTCAGAGAGGTTGAGGGGGACAACCAGCTCATCCCCGCCGGGTATGGCAGGTAGGTTGTTGGCGCGGCGTATCTCGTTACGGGTCATGTACGGAGCACCGACCGCCGCACTCGCTACCGCCGCTTGCTCCTCGAAGGAGCCACGGAGCTTCTCCTCAATATTGAACTCGACCATGTGGGAGCGGGGGTCAACACCAAGCATCGGTAGCAAGAACACATTGAGACGCTGCTCAATCATGCGGAGCGTCGGTCCAAGCGTGTTGGTATACAGGGATTTGCTAAATTCCTTAGCGTTGCTGTAGTTAGCGTTGTCTAGCACGCCGACCATGACCGGGTTCACCTGGAACACCTGAGCCACAGTAATGATAGAGAGCTTGACGGACTCCGCCCACTGCTCATCCGCCGAGTTGAACTGCGACGACTCCAGCCGCATCCCCTCTTCGAGGATCGGTGTCCCGCCGGTCCGGGAATTCTCTGCCGTAAACTCCTCAAACATCTTCAAGAACCGCTTACGGTCAGCATTCGCCCACGCCGGTGCATCCGACGGGCGCGATATGTAGTTACCTACCCTGCCGGCACGCCGCCACACCTGCGAGCGGTGCCGGCGAGCTTGGTACTGCTCATCAAGAATGAGTCGAAGCGTCTCAACGACGGAGGACGACTTCCCTGCCAGGGGGTTCCACCCCTCGAAAGCAAGCACATTCTCTGGTGAGAACTTGACCGCCTTATCTGGCGAGTCCGGAGGGGAGACAACATACTGCTTAGGCTCCCAATACGTGGAGTAATCCACCTTCACCCACGAGGCGGGGAAGGGCTGGATAGCCCAACCCGATGGAGTCGATGTCGACTCATACACAAACCAGTACGCCCGGTTGTGCAGGGCAAGGTTGCCAATAAGGTCGTACATCAGGTCGAAGGTCGTCATGTGGGAGTTCGGTTGACGGATAACCTCTGCCACTACGGACTCACGGTCACGTTTCCGGTCGTCCCCGCTCAGCACGAAGGAGTGAAGACCTAGTTGAGCTACGTTTCTTGCTAGGAAATCCACCACGGTGCGTAGATGCGGCTGTGTACGCCACATCTGCTCAGGGGTGAGGTTCAATGGCTCCGGAGCAGGTCCCCAGCCGGGGGATGTAACCACGACTTCTCGACCCATGAAGGTCGTTACAGCACGGGATAGCCCTCCAGAGAGTGCACGAGTGATAATTTCTCCAGCTGTAGCCATAAACTAGGTTCACCTCCACCATTCGTCATATTCTGGATCGGAGTACACCGATTTCTTGTCTTCTTCATTGTCTTGTAGGCGCAAAAGCCCCCACAGAGCGAAAGTTGCCGCACAGAGAGGCGCGATATCCACCGGCGAGCGCTCCCTGTTCCACGACCACACGTCTCCATAGTACTTCTTTACCGCTTCTTCCAGTGGTTTACGGAGAATCGGCTGATCGCGCCACGAAACCTTATGCTGCTCAACTCGTTCTGCGAACTGTGCACACGCCGCTGGTAGATTCGACGCCTCACACGGTGTGAACACGATCCCCTGCCGGAGTAGTGGCTCCCGATAACTAGAGATCGGTGCACCTTTACCCTGGAGAACGATATCTCGAGGGGTAAAATTCAGTTGATTCTCTAGGAAATCAGGAATCCAGTCCATAAACGGTCGCTTCGTGAGGATCTCGACCTGAGGAATACCATCCTCACGGTAGCCAGCGACCGCGATGTAGCTCATTTTTCCATCTGCCGAGGTATCGACACCCACAACGAGCGGAGAACTGAGGTCGATCTCCCCGCCGGGGGATAGACACGCGTCCAGATCCTCCTGCTTAAAGGGTCCATCCGCCGCCATCGCTACTCGCTGGCACAAAACCTCCGCACGGAACTTGTACTCCGGTACACCTTCCTTACCCTGGTCCCCAACGAGAGCGACCGTTGCCGCGAGTTTACGCTCTGTAGGACCAAACGGGTACCCCAACGAGGGGTTTGCTGCTGCCCAACCATCCCTATCGTGGATGGGCGCGCCCTCAGGGGCAGAGTACTCAAACAAGCCAAACGTAATCTCGTGGTGTTGCGCCCATTCCTCCGGCGTACCCCCGCCGGCTATGAAGGAATCATACTCCTGAATCGCCTTACGCTCATTATCCTGTAAGCTGTTGAGGACGACAGATTTGGACTCGCCGGCGTTCGAGACAGCAAACACCTGGGATGAGAACTTAGCGTTGGTCGTGTTGGTGAGCGCCATCCACGGCGACCACTCCTTCTGCTGACGCAACTCATCAAAGAACAAGTCAGTCACCGAGAACGAGCGACCACCATCATCTGAGGCGGCATCGCACCGATACCGTGCACCATTGATAAGCTCCAGAGTCTTTGAGCCATTGGTACCCGTCATGCGGGCAACCTGGTCAGCTGCAGGGGAGCGGGCGATAGCCTTGTACGCTTGCTCCTGAATCTCCTCTGCCGCCGCCAACTTGTGAGCAGTCCCAAGAACCAGTGGCGGTTCACCCTCTGGCGGATCCCACATCAGCATACGCCACAGCATACGGGTCGATGCGAGAAACGATTTCCCGTTCTGGCGGGCAACGAGTACGAGAACTGTCTCGAAACGAAGCACCGGTGCAGGGTCAGAGGTATACGAGCCAGGTGCCAGCTCCAGCGAGTGGATTAAGACCCACTCCTGCCAGGGGTGCAGGTTACGCCCAAGGTCCTCAGTCGCTGTAGCTATCGCCTCAAAACCGAGCGAGGTCTCAGGGGTCAATTCACGGAGAGGTCGAGTGAATATGCGGGGCTCAGTATCCCCCCGTAATTCTCCAGATTCCGTGTACATGCTGCTACTTCCTGTCGGTTACCTGACGGCGGCGGCGCTCACGGCGCTCACGAATTCGTCGCGCTGACTCACTCTCTTTCTCTGCAGGCTTCTCCTCCGGCACTCCCCGCCGGGATTCTGGCGTAAGACCGAGCTGCTTCAACATCTGGATGAGGTGCGCGTTAGTCATGTAGCGCGATTTCTCCAGCTCAGCGCGGGTTATACTCCCATCAACAAAGTCTTCCTCCATATTATCGAGGGATTGCGCCTGAGACAAGAGCAGCTGCTTAGAGAACTCGTCAGCCTCCGTGAGCCACGTCGCAGATTCCAGCGAGGCACGGACGGCGGTCTCCATAGGACCCCAAATAATTGCAGGTTTGTCGTCTTTTGCAGTCATTTCGGCTCATTTCTGAATTTTTAAGTCGGTTTGCGTAGCAAGTCAAGGGTGCGTGGTTGCGTCGGAGGGGGCGGCGGGGTGCGCCCCGGGATGCCAACGCACCACCAGATACCTAGCGATTATAGGTCCCCTACCCCGCACCACATCACCTTGGTACTCCGGTTTTACCCACCTGCACCCGACTACCGGGGAGTCCTGGTTACCCACTCAACACGCAACCACCCCGACACTGATAGAAGTGCCGAGGTGGAGAGGTCTTTTTTAAAATAAGTGAGCGGCGGCGGGTACCCGCCGGGTGTTAGCAATCGTACGGGGTACTTCCGCCCACCTTGCAATACGCCCGGTGAACAGAGGTCATGTTACACCACTTCATACGTAGCCAACCATTCACCCACGGCTGAGTCCCACGGATACAAGTCTGTTGCTGAGACAAGTGAGGGCGAGGTCCCGCCGGGGTCGCAGCCGATGCAGCCGTAGCAGCTGTCGTGGTGGCGAGGGACAGAGCGAGAACGAGAGCAGAGAGTGAACGTCGCATGACGGGTTCCTTTCGTAAACGATAGAGCTACTGTATGAACCGCGAGCTGATGGTACCGAGTGGTAAGTCACCCTTGCCATCAGAGCGTCGGTTGTTGCACGCCCGGTGTGCCGGACGGAAGTTCGCTGGGTCCTCAGCCAACTCAGGATGAGTCGAGCGAGGGAACGCATGGTCAAGCTCAAACGCATCACTGTTCACGTGACCAGTGACAGGGTCAGAGTGAGGGATAGTATAATCGATAGGCTGACCACACCACCAACACGGTGCGTCCTGCTCTGCACACTGGTTGAAGAACTCCTTACGCATACGGAGGTACGTCCGTGTACCATTGCCGGGTGATGCCATTGGTTCTCCTTGAGGTGTTGAGGGCAAAGGAAAAGTCCCCAGGGAAGGTAAGAAAACCTAGGGACTCTGCCTCGTCAGCAGCTATACTTTACGCGTGCAATTCAATTATACAAAGAAAAACTTGGCAAAGCAAACCCGCCGGGTGTTATGCCTCACCACGGATCTGTGCAATGAGCAACCGTAGCGCCGAGTCGCCTTGCCAATCAGATTGACACGCCTCACACCAGACAGTATACTCTGGCTCCGGTGTCGTTGCCAGACGCTTCTCGCCACAGACCGGACATGGAAGTGTCGGGTGGGAAACAGGGATTGGTGGGTAGAACAGATTACTGATTGTCGAGTGAAGACGGTTGAGGTAGTGTATCAACTCCTGCACCTGGTTCTCGTCAGACCAAAAGTCCGGCGTCCGTAGCAGGTGGTCAATCCACTCACGCCAGGAGGCAGGGGAGGAGACACCAAACTCCTCACGAATATCCAGCACCTCAAGCGAGACAGGTGCGCTGGACTTGAACCCACTGGCACCTGGCGCCCCCGCCGGGGAGGTAGGCTCCGCCGTCGATAGTAGATCGATCAGAGCGGGGTACGTCGTGCGGGAGTACTTGCCTGATGGCATAGGTGCCAAGTGAGTCTGTGGGTACAGCAGCGCTGCCAGCGGCGGGAGTAGCTGATCAGCGAACCGCTCAGGTAGCGGGTACAAGGTAGTGTTAGCCACGGAGGTGCTTCCTTTCCTGAACGACAGAGTTGACCCCTGCGCCAACGAATACGAGTATTGGTGCCGTCAGTAGCAGCTTGATCGGCACAAACCAGGAGGTGAGCCAGATAGCCCCGAGGATGCACGCCGCCGCCGCGATGATAAAGATTGGCAGTGTCCACCCCGCCGGGTGGGCTGGGGTGGATACCTGTGTAGTGGCGGGTGGTGTTTGCTCTGGCTCCTCCAGCTCGCTATCGATGTGGTTGTACTGCCACTCAGCGAGGTAATCCTCCACCTCCTGTGAGAGGTTGCTGTCGTGGTTATCGCTATCATACGGCGGTCGAGGGAAGTGGTTGTTAGCGGTGGTCACCGGAGCCTCCTAGTTTGCCGCGTGCCCGCCGGGAGGTGAGCTTAGCGATGTTCGAGTCCAGCGCCGCCTTGAACGGGTCCTCCATGTTGGGGGCTATGGTTGGTGCGTAGAACTCCAGCAGCCGCCATATAGTGAGAAGAACGTTCTTAGCGACGACGTCTCCCGCCGGGGTGGGTGAGAGGTTTTCACGGAGATTGGCGCAGGAGGAAACGAGAGGCTCCGTAAGCGAGAGCATAAGACCAACCACATCGATAGGATGCGTGAGCGGGTTTTTACTTATGGTCTCGCTGCTGACGCCGAGGTTGTCAGAGTTGGTCGTGGTGATGTCAAGATCGTGCAACCAGACAGCGACCACCCACGCGATATCACCCATCTCCGAGAGTCGGTCCTCGTAATTGATAGGCGTGCTGTCGCGGTACTCCTTAGCCAGCACCCCTGCCAACTCACCAAGCTCAGAGAGGAGTCCTGGCAGTAGGTACTCTGTAGAGTGTGCAGTGGGTAGCGCGGTAGCCAGGGCTGCAGTCTGGTAGGCTGCTAGGTCCCACTCCCCGCCGGGGGTGGTACGCACGGCTGGTACGGGCGTAGGTAAGCTAGAGTTTTGCATGGTAGTGTTACCTTCCTTGAGTTTTAGTTTTAGTTTTGGATTTGAACGTAGCGAGTGGCGAGCGGGTCTGAGGTCGTGTTACCACGAGACCTTCTGCCCGTGCCACGGCGGCTAACTGCTCGGGGCTGAGCCCTGTAGCACGCACCGCTTGGGTGAACAGAGGGATGAGCTCTGTAGCGGGTATCGCACAGAACTGATGGTTTACACCAAACAGTATCTCACCTCTGCCATTCGCTGCGACAGACAACGCATCACCTGTTTGGTCAGTGAACCTAAAAACCTCAGGTCCCGGGGTTGACCGTGCGAGACGTCGCCGTAACTGCTGAATATTTATAAAGCTCATGTAAATCATTATCATCCGGCGGGGTTCTTCATTGGTCTTACTGGTGAATTTACCAGCAATGCCCTGTGTGGGTACCTGCCGGGTGTGGGGAGCGCGGATGCGAGCGTGGTTTTATGTAATTTGGTGCAATTTGGTGCTGTGTCGTGAACAAATCATGCAATTTGGTGTCTTTTGATGCAGTGTCGTGGATAAGTTGTACTCACTGATGTTGTTTGATGATTGGTTTGAGATTTTTTAAGACTATGGTTTTTAAAAACACAAGAATTAGAGGCACGAGAGACACTTCCCTAGTATTTATAGGCAAGTTAGAGACCCCATTTGGGGCGCGTTAGAGCCACTTAGAGGCTGGTTAGAGTCACGCGATGTTCTGTGTCGATTCGACTCATGCTCAATTAAATTTCGTCTTGCGGCGACCAAAATTTGCTCACGCGTCCCTTGGTGCCCCTAAAGTACCACCGCGTGCCCCTAAGTGCCCCAAAACCGTGTCCCAAACTTCCCTAGTTTTACTAGGCATGTGTCCCTCGTGCCTCTAATTCGTAAAAGAATGAAAATCCGGTTTCTCCGAAAGTCCGAAAAGTGTTATACTTTTAATCTCTTTCGCGCGCGAGATAGTGTTTATAACGATTAAAGTTAAACTTTTAAATTAAAAAGTTTATAATCGCGCGCGCGAAAGAAAGTTTTTAAAATACTTTTTAAACTTTTAAATAAAAGGGTTATGAACGCGCGCGCGAAGGGCGTTTTACTGTAAAGACGGTTTGCAGGGTTTGTGGGGTTTCGGTGCTGGGCGATAATGCCTGTATGCGTGAAGCACAATTGGAGGGCTACTTTGTGAGTGCCTGTCGCCGTGAGGGCTGGAAGGCGATCAAACTGATGCCCTCGGAGAAAGGTGTTCCCGATAGGATGGTAATCACCCCCGGCGGGGAAATCCTACTGGTGGAGCTGAAGACTGAGACCGGTCGGTTGTCCCCTGCACAGCGTGAGTGGCACCGGCGGGCGGGTGTACTCGGTGTCCATGTCTATGTGGTCAAGGGACCTAAGGGGGTCAAGCAGTGGATCGATTCAATAAAACAAAGTAAGGGACTGGGACCAACGTAAAATCCGTACAGAGCGTCAAAGAACGCCCTCTGCGAGGTTTTTAGGGAGTTGGAAGGGTGATACCCCACCAGCGCCATAAAAACCTCGCAGAGGGCGTCTTAGCAATCGTGGCACAGATTACTATACGGGAATTTGCTTCAGCTACCCAAATGTGGTATACTTGAAACATCAGCGCAACAGCGTTGGTACCCAACTATAAAGGAATAGTGGAATGTCAGCAGAGCATCAGTATACTTATTGGCACCGTGGACGTGGCTTGTATGAGCTGGATCAGGATAGCGTGGATAACGCCCCTGAAGAGTTCAAGGACTTGTACCTACCGAGCACCATCATAGCTGGTAACCAAGTTATTTTTGGCGGTCAAGTGTACGGCTATATTAGCAAGCAGCATAAGTACAAGTACGTTTGGGATGAGAAGTACACCAAACCCAGGACTCACACCGTCTTCACCGTGGGACTGCGATAACCTGTTATACCACCCCCCCCCCGCCGGGACCCGCCGGCGGGGGGGGGTCGGTTTTTACGCG